CTTTCAATACTTGCTTAATTGCATTTGTAATTTGTTTTGTATCTTGACTTTCAAGTGCTAAAAGTAATATTTTTTCTTCTTTTACAAGAAATGGACGATATTTGATTACCTTTTCGGTAGAAGGTAAAATCAATTCATATTGTGGTGTTGAAATTTTTGGTAAAGGCATTTTTTTCTAATTAAATTCAGTATGAGTATTTAGGTTGCACCAATATTTTTATCTACAGTATAACGACTATAACTAAAATTGACTGTTGTTTTTGTTATAGTACTTCCTTCATAAGACAATGGAAGTGCGGTCAAATTTGTAGGAAATGCCTCTACAAAATAATAAGTCATCGTAGGTTGATTATTAAAATTTGGTTTTGCTGATTTTTTATTTGGATTTTTGAGAAAGTTTCTTTCAAATTTTGTAATTGCGATATTTTTTTTATAAGTATCCGGATAACTAAATCTAAAAAAATCTTCATTTTGTTTAAATTTATCTTGACCTTGACCTTTGGGACTACCTTCGTATTTACTATCAGAAGAAAAAAGTGGGTCAATATAATTCATCCATTCTTCAAATAAACGAATTATATTATACTTGGAATCTACATAAAAAGTAAGATTAAAATCACTATAAATCCTACGAGTTGGAAATCTTTCAATTATCCCCTGACGACTTCCGTATTCTTCAGCCATATCAAAAGTAGAACCGGGAAGTGTTGCTTCTGCGCAAAGAAAATCATATTGTTTTTGTTTTTCGGATCCCAATAAATCACACTTAGTCAAATGAGAAAATAATCCACTTGGGCCACCCAAAAGTAAAGAAACTTTGAATTGACTGGTTAATGAAAGCGGACCCAATGTACTCTGTACATCAGGCATATTAATATAAAGTTCACCAATTTTATTGGACATACTATCTAAATATGTATAAATCCTTATACTATTTATGCCTATAAGTAAAAATTACAAACAAGGAAAGTTCAAACCAAAGAATCCCGAAAAGTATAATGGAGACCCAACAAATATTGTATACCGTAGTTCTTATGAACTCAAAATGTTTCATTATTGTGATTTAACTGAAAATATAATTTCATATCAAAGTGAAGAATTTTGGGTTCCTTATGTATCACCAGTAGATAAAAAAGTACATAGATATTTTCCAGATATGAAACTGAAATATAAAGACAAAGACGGAAATATAAGAATAGTAGTTGTAGAAATTAAACCAGCTAAAGATTTAAAAGAACCACCCACAAATCCACCAAACCGAACAAAATCCTGGGCATATGCAGTTAAAACTTGGGTCACCAATCAAGCAAAATGGGAAGCTTGTCGTGAATATTGTAAAGACAGAAACTGGGAATTCCGTATCTTTACAGAAAAAGATTTAGGTATTCAAATATGATTGCCGATAAAATAATTAAAGAAGCAGGAAAAAAATATCGTTCTATATCTTGGTATACAAATGCCTTGATGAATGAACTATCAAATCAAGAAAAAGATATAAGTCAGATTGATACTGATTTTATTATTCCTGGTGATTTAGTGTTTTTTATGTATTCTGCAAAGTATCCACAAAAATATCTATTCTGGGATAGACAACCATTAGCTTATGTTATAAATGTAAATCCAAGACAAGGAATGTTCCTTGGTTCCAATCTTCATTATCTAAATCCACAATATCGTGGAGGTGTTGCTGCTTCATACATAAATAAAGCAGGAAACGTGAATGCACCAAGAAAAACATTACATAATTATCTTTTTTCTGGTGTGAGTAGTAATTTTTTCAAGGTCCCTGAAAGTGAGTGGAGAGAAGTATCTTTACTTCCAACCGAAAGATTTGTTGATAAAAGAGGACAACCAGTATTCAAATCCAGAGTTTGGGATTATCCAGATAACCAATCGGCACCATAAATGGCAGAAACGACAGTAAGTAAGGACTTTCACCCAATACCTCAAACTCCATTATCGGATAAAAAAATTCAGCTTACTTACGACCCAACTAATGGTGATGTAATATTATATACAACGGTTGCTGTAAATGGAACACAGACAGCAAAAACAGAAATATATAAAAATGGTATATGGGATGCTTTATCGGGAATACCTGATTTAAACGAAAGAATAAAAATACACGATAAGGTAAAAAATAAAATCAAAGATGTAAGAAAAATTTCTGGGACTGGCGTTCTTCCTGGATTTGTGGTAAACGATTCCCCATCTCAAGACCAAAGTGCAGGAGGAGGAGTACCAACTGGAACACCACAAAATCCAATACTAGGATTATTAGATGCATTTAAAGTACTCGATCCAATTGGTGCATTGACGCCCTTTGATGTCTCTGGAGATGCATTCAAAAGTGAAAATGAAGAAAAATTATTCAAAAACTCGAAATTACTTATATATCCAATTGATATGATTACATCAAAACAAGATAGATTAGAAATAACACAATACAGATACAAACCAACAGGAGCAGATGCTTTATTCAAAAACCCAACTGAAGTAATCCAAAAAGGAATACAAAGAAGATCTCCGCTATCTATACCAATTGGAACTACAATTTTACCAATTCCAAATGGAATTGCAGACGGAAATAATGTCTCTTGGGGTGACGATCAAATGAATAATCTAACCGCAGGTGCAACAGGAAAAGTAATGAACAGTATGCCAGCAGTGTTAGGTGCTGCTACTGCTGGTGGTATACTTGGTGGTGCTGCTGGATTATTAGGAGCATTAGCACAATATAAGATGAAAATGGATCCTACATTAAGTCCAGCAGCAGGTGCTGGAACTGGAGCAAAAGCAGCAATACAGACAGCAGTTACTTTTCCAGCAATGCTTGATGCACTACAGGGAAAGGAATCAAGAGGTTCTTTGAGTGCTGGTCTTGCATCACAAATTCTTGGTATAGCAGGATTTGAAGTATCACCAGAGAGTATTTTAGCAAGAGGATTTGGTATTGTTCCAAACTCAAATCTAGAACTTTTATTTAATGCTCCTACTCTTCGTCAATTTTCATTTGCATATCGTATGAGTCCAAGAAGTGAAGTAGAAGCAAGAAACGTAAAAAGAATTATTCGTTTTTTCAAGCAAGGTATGGCTCCAAGAAAACAAACCGGACAGGCAGGTCAATCCTCATATTTTCTTGGAACTCCAAATGTATTCAAATTAAAATACAAAACGGGAAAAGGTAGTGCAATCTCTGGGTTGAATAGATTTAAAATATGTGCTCTTACGAGTTTTAGTGTAAATTATGCACCAGAAGGCAATTGGGCTGCATATGATGCAGGACAACCAGTTACACTTACTATGGCGATGCAATTTTCAGAACTTGAACCAATCTTTAATACTGATTACCAAACAAGCATTTTCCAATATAGAAATGATGATTTGGACCCAGTACAAGACGACGATGTAGGATACTAAAATGGGATATTTTAACGAACTTCCAAATCTGGAATACTTATCACAATTACCAGATGCAAATACAAATGAAACTTATATTACAGTCAAAAATCTGTTCAAAAGAGCAAAATTAAGAACTGATATTGTTAATATCATTACTGCATTTCAATATTATCAAATTAAAGATAACGAAAGACCAGATGTAGTTGCATCAAAACTTTATGATGATTCAGAACTTGATTGGGTTATTTTGATTACAAATAATATCACAAATATAAGAGAACAGTGGCCTTTAAGTAGTCAAGATTTATATTATTATATGATTGATAAATATGGGTCTGATGAAAATATATCAGGAATACATCACTACGAAACAACAGAAGTTAAAGACGAATACAACCGTCTTGTAGTTCCTTCTGGTCTTCAAGTAGATGCAAATTTTAGTGTTACTTATTCAAAACTAAATAATGCAATAGTTACAATATCACCAGTCAAATCGGTTTCTAATTATGAATATGAAATAAATGAAAATGAAAAGAAAAGAAAAATTCGTATATTAAAACCTCAATATTTATCTGTGGTTATAACTGATATGAGAAATATTATGAGATATGATAGATCTTCACAATACGTAAATCAAAATACTAAAAAAACTTATAACCCAAATCTTACTGGGGTATAAAAACCTTACAGACAAAAAAATCCCCCGAATTTTTTTTCGGGGGATAAGGTAATTAAAAGTTGATTTTGAAAATCAACTTTCAGCTAATTTTTGAAAGTATGATAAGGTATCATCATCCTCATCTTCATCAACAGAACTAGATTTTGAGGACGAAGTAGTTTTTACTGTAGGTTCAAACTCTTCTTCTTCATCAATAGTTTCTGAGTCTTGGCGTTTTGTTGCAGTTTTGGTTCCAAGAACAGAGTCCAAACGCTTCTTCAAATCAGCATAAGATTTAAAGTTTTTCTCATCTGTAAATTCATTTAAATCATTAAGTGATTTATAGATGTTTTCTAGTTCATCATCATTATCTAAAAGTGGGCAGGGTTCAGCAAACTCTGACTTATCATAATTCCAATAACCTTCTACTTTACGAAGTTTCAGTTTGAAGTTTGCACCTTCCCAAAAATCAAATGCATTAATGGGTTTCTCATCATCAAACTCTGGCTTCATTGCAGCCATAATTTTATCAAATACTTTCTTACCAAACTTATAAAGAAATACCTTACCTTCATTTTCAGGCGCAACAGGATCTTTTACGACATATATGTTTGCGTAATAAGAAAGTTTACGTTTACGATCACGGACGATATTTTGATTATCTTTACTTCCAGTATTCCATAATTCACGATTTGCTTCACAAACCGGACATTGCCCTTTATTAGTAGTTAAACAGTTATCGATCAACCAACCACCAGGTCCTTGAAATGCGTGAGACCAAACCTGTGCCCAAGGTAATTCACAACCAGAAGGAGCAGGAAGAAAACGAATTATAGCAGAACCAGTGCCACCTTTATCCATCGCAGGTTTCCAAAAACGATTATCATCTTTAGAACCAGTTTCGTTGAGTTTTTCAACTTGTTTAATGAGTTTCTCGGTCAAGGAACCCATCTTTGATTGCTTCTTCAAATCAGCAAACGACATTTATATTCTCCGTATTTTAATATTGGATTGTATTGGACCTACTTATTATAGCAGATACACCTTTAATCGTCAAGTGTTTTTTCAAGTCCATTAATAGTTCTTTCCATCATTTTAAAAAAAGAATCAAATCCTTTCTTTTTATCAAATCCAAGAAACTCAACAGAATCAAGCATATTTTCTTTCATTTCTATTGCTTCTGGATCATCTGAAAGTGAAAGTCTAAAAATAAAAAGTTTTTGTTTTTCTAAAAATTCTTTCATCAAAATCAAATGTTCCCTTTTCTGTTCCTTATCATAAAAAGGAACGTACATCATTTCTTGATAAAGTTTTTTTTGAAGTTTTTCAAGTTCTTTCATATCGTTTCTAACTAACTCTGAGTTAAAAAACTTACTCATAATACAACCTCTTTAAGTATAGTTTTATACTTTGATACATCAATATTTAGAAAAGGTTTGTATTTAAAAATTCTCAAACTTACATAATTCCAAATTGGATCAGTAAGTTTTTTATCAAAATCTTTAACAAAATTTAATAATATATCTAATATTGTAATTGTTTCTATGGTAATACTTTTTTGTAGATATTTTTTCAGTATTTCTGGATGATTTCCAGTTTTACAATCAAATAAAGATTCAAAGTTTTTCTTATTCATAAAACTTTCAGTTTCAGATTTAAACAAATAAGACAAGCTTTGTGTCTTCCTTAACCATTCGTTATATACATCTTCACCTTCACGAATAATATCTCCTATCCAAAGTCGTTCTGGGTCATTACAATCTACAAAATTTGCTACAAAATATGCTTTGATTTGCTCATCGTTTTTTTGTCTTGATAGTCGTTCAAAAAAGATTCTATCGGTTCTTTTATAAAAACTTTCCTTTGACGCACGACTTCTTCCACAATACTTATGATAATCGTAGGTTTTTTTTGTAAAGTGATTTTTAAATGCTAAGTAAGTTTTATATACTTCAAAATCAGTCACAGAGGCAGTTTTGCTTTTGTAGTTTTCTTTAAAAAATTAAGTTCAGTAGCATCGCACTTAATTTTTTCTTTAAGTGGTTTTGAAACAAGTTTTGATATTGTATCAAGTTCAATATTTTGAACTTCGCAATATGTTACAATTGCATCAATATAATTGACGTGTGTGTTTTTTACAATATCTTCAATTTCTTGTGCGAACTTTTGCGGACACAAAAATTTAGCATTTAATTCTTCTTTAATTTCTTCATTCATAGGTTTGAAGTTTATCTCTAACAAATTCTCTAATATATTTGATGAGTAATTTGATATACTTTTCTTTGTCGTATTCTTCATAAACAACACATTCTCCATTTTCACAAGCCATAATAATGACTAACTTCTTTACCATTATACCAGTAAGTTCATATAACATGCAACTATACGCTACACACTGTACGAAATAATGCTCAATCCATTCTTTTGGTTTTGGTTTTGCAGAAGTCTTAAAGTCAATAACAGCCAATTCGCCATTATATTCTGCTATACAATCAACTGTTCCGGCAATTCCAAGAACTTTACTGTATAATGATTTTTCAAGAGCATGAATATTATTTATATTATTTAATTCTGGTTTAGCAATCTTAAATAAAAATTGCGATAAAGGTTGAACTTCTGGAAGTTCTGAAATATTATGCAGATAATTTTCTACCAATGTATGCATATCAGTTCCACGACTGGTTGCTGCTTTGGTAATCTTATCTGCTGCTGCTTCGCCAATTTTCTTTCTCCAATTAATAAAAATCTGACGATTAATATAACTAGTAACAGAGGTAATAGAAACAAGACGATGCAAAACATCATCTTCTGGTACTTTATAATATCTTACACTATCAATCGTTTCCCTTTCTAATTCGGGAAGTTTTATATCAAGATGATTAAACATTAAGATCTCACTCTCCTTTTATTATAACACATTTATTGTGATTTGTAATTTTATTCACATCCCAAGTGAATGTTTAGCAATTAAGTATTCTTTACAAAGGCCAGATCTAATCACATCCTCAATATTAAACTCAACAATATCAAAGGACGACATTTTTTTCAAAATATTCATAAAATCAATAATACCATTTCGTTCATTTGTTTTTAATAAATCACTTTGTGAAGCATCACCACAGAACATAATTTTTGTATTTTCTCCAACTCTTGTAATAATAGAGTCCATTTCGTGAAATGAAAGATTTGAAAATTCATCTACAATGATAATACAATTATCAAGAGTTGTTCCACGAATAAAAGAAGTGCTCCAAAAACTAATTGTTTCTTGTGCTTTTAAATTACCATAA